CAAACACGTTTGCGCTGACAAGTGCGCAGCTTGGCAAGATCATCAGCGGTCGTGTCATGGCGTCGAATGCGAGCGGAACGGCAATCGGCGTATCTGCACCAACGGCGGCGGTAACCGCGTAAGCAGTTGCGGAAAGTTGACCATTCGGCTAAAGCTATCAGGCGGCAAATTTTGCCGCCTGATTTCGTTTGAAAGGGACAAACACAATGGATATCGCCAGCATTAAACCGTCCGAACGCATGGTTGAAATCGTGCACCCGAAAACCGAAAAGCCTATCGGTATTCGGGTTTCCGTCATGTCGATGACTGACGAACGTATGAAGAAGATCCGCCGCGCAATTCAAAATGAAAAGCTGCGGCTCGACGCACGCGGCAAGAATTTCAAGGCGGAAGACGTTGAAGCAAACCAGAATGACTTGCTGTTCAGCGCAATGACCGGTTGGCAGTGGTATAACCCAACAGGTGAAAAGAATGACAAGGATTTCGACGCCGACGCCGACGCGACATTTCACGGCAAAAAGCCGGAATTCACAAAGCAGAATGTGATTGCCGTTCTGACTGAACTTGAATGGATTGCCGATCAGATCAGCGCGGCGATCAGTGACGAAAAAGCTTTTTTCTAAGTCTCCAAAGCGATCTAATGGAGGCCATGCGCGTTCGCATCCGGTACGACATGCCCGATGAAAAGGGTGAAACCCGGCGCGAACGCGCAATTCGCTTTGGACAAGATGACACCGGCCCTTCTTTCAACCTTCCCGATGAATGTCACTATATTTGGTCGTGGTATTGGACGATTTCAGCCCGACTAAAGCGCGTCCGTGATGGCGCTTGCGAACCTATCCCGGCTAGTGAGTTTTTAGCCTGGTGCCGCGCGTCTGACACTATCGTAACGGCTGCTGAATATGGTATAGTTTGCGCTATGGATGAGGTTTTTTGCGCAGAAATGAATTCTGAATTAGACGGTTATCGACAACGCCAAGAAGAAAACCGCCGCCAAGAAAGCAGATTGAAATCATCAATGCCTTGGAAAAGAAAGTAATATTATGGACGTTGCGCAAATTGGTTTCTCTGCTGATACTTCCGAACTTGTGGAAGCAAAGGCGGCGCTTAATGGTCTTGTGCCTGCGGCTGATCGGGCTGAACGCGCGTCCGATCGATTGAATAAAATGATGCTTGCCGGCTCGAAAGCTGCACTTGCTGCGGCGCGTGCTGACGTGGAAAAAGCTAACGCGGTGTTGAGCGCCGCGAAAGCTTCCGACACGGCAAGCAAATCAGATATCGCCGCCGCAGCAAGTGCCAAACGCAAAGCGCAAGCGTCTTACGACGCAGCAAAAGCCGCAACGGCGCAACGTGCCGCAAGTGAAGCCGCCGCAGCGAGTGCCAAGAAAGAAGCCGCCGCACTCAACGCAGCCGCAACGGCAAGTGATCGCTATTCAGCGTCAGCCGGCAAGCGCACAAGCGTTCCGAGTGTTGGCGCTGGAAACCGACATGGAAACGACGTAACGCCGTGGGGGAAGCCAACCGCCGATAACGACAATCTGCAACAATCAGCCGGCGCGATGAAAGCAAATGTTGGCAATATCGCTGCGCAGTTTCAAGATATTGGTGTGACGGCGGCAATGGGTATGAACCCGCTGTTGATCGCGCTGCAACAGGGTACGCAATTGTCAATGGCAATGGGCGGTGGCGTCCGTTCGTTGGTCGCTGCTTTGGCAACTGTTTTCAGCCCGGTTGCATTGCTGACAATCGCGGTTGTCGCGTTGATCGCCGCAGGAATTCAAATGGTCGAATGGGCAAGCCTTGCACAATGGGGCTTGAACGCGCTTGCCGGAATATTGCCGCAAGTTGCAACCGGAATTGCTCTAGTCGGAACGGCGATAACGATTGCTTTCGCGCCGGCAATTCTAACAGCGTTTTGGAATTTGTTTATCCTGGTCGCGGCCGGCATTGTCGGTTCGGTCGGCGCAATCATCGCCGCAGTTGGTGCAATTCCGCTCGCCATCGGTTTGATTATCGCGGATCTTTATATTTTCCGTGACGAATGGACGCAAGTGCTAGGCGTCGATTTGATCGGCGCGGCAAAAACTGGTGTGAATTACATCATCGGTGCGTTTGTCGGCGCGTACAACGATATTGTTTTTCTATGGCAACAGTTCCCGGCCATCATCGGCGGCGCTGCAATCGGCGCTGCAAACATGGCAATCAAAGCCGTGAATGCAATTATCGCTGCGTCCGTGGCTGGTCTTAATTCACTCATTCAGGCGGTGAACAAGATCGGCGCAGTTGGTGAAAGCTTGGGGATTGGCGGTTTCGCAATCGGTGAAGTGGAAGCACCGCAGTTTGACACGATTGCGAATGACGCCGCCGCATCACTAGAAGGCGCGGTAAAGAACCGCAACGCAGCGCTGAAAGAAGCACTTGCGAAAGATTATCTTGGCGCAATTGGTGGTGCTGTTACGGACGCAGCCACGCAAGCCGGCGCGAAGCTGAAAGAGTTTTCAGCCGGTCTAACTGTTGACGACGCGAAGAAAAAGAAAGGTGGCGGTGGCGGCGCTGGTGGAGCAACAGAAGGTGAAAAGTTTGAAGACATTGTTGCGGGAGCGGAACGCACCATTGCGACTTTGCAGGCGGAACGTGACGCCATTGGTTTGACTGCGGAAGCAACGGCACGTCTGAAATATGAAACGGATCTGCTGAACCAAGCGCAACAGAAAAATATTCAGCTTACGCCGGAACAGCGCAGTCAATTACTTGGCCTTGCGGCCGATATGGCAAACCTTGAAGCGGAAACGTCAAGGGCTAAAGACGCGCTCGACTTCGCAAAGGATGCAACAAAGGGTTTTGTTTCTGACCTGGTCGGCGGATTGCGTCAGGGTAAAAGCCTTTGGGAAGCTTTCGGCGATGCCGCTAATAACGCGCTCGATAAGATCATTGATAAATTGCTTAACCAGTTCATTGACGCAATTTTCACAACCAATAGTGCTGCAAGTTCGCTTGGCGGCGGCGCAGGCGGTGGCGGCTTCTTGAGTTCGTTGCTTGGCGGCTTTGGTGCGCTGTTCGGTTTTGCAAAGGGCGGCGCGTTTCCGAACGGTATCAGCGCCCATAGCAATAGCGTTGTGGATAAGCCCACGCTGTTCGCCTTTGCGTCTGGTGCGGGCGTTATGGGTGAAGCCGGGCCGGAAGCCATTATGCCGTTGAAACGCGGCCCTGATGGCTCGCTAGGCGTCCAGATGCACGGCGGTAGTCAGTCGAGCGGCGGCGACAGCACCATTGTTATCGCGCCTGTCATGAACTTCGAAGGCGGTTCTAGCGGCAACGCGGCGCAAGATGAAAAACAAGCCGCAAGGATTAGCGATGCGGTTATGGACGCAATCGGCGCAATTGTTGACGAACGTATTTTGCGTAGTAATTCATATGGTGGTGCACTAAATCCAAGGGGCTTTACAAATGGTTGACACTTTCCCGAACGTTTCGCCAGATCTAAGCGCAACACCTGAACGCGAACCGATTATTTTGCGGGCCGATTTTGGTGACGGATATTTTCAGGCGACAGGTGACGGCATTAACCCGTATAAGGACACATGGGAAATGAGTTTCACCAATCGCCCGAAAGCGCAGATTGATGAAATTGACGCCTTCGTCAAGGGAAAGAACGGAGTAACGTCTTTCTATTGGACGCCGCCAAATGAAGCGGTTGCAACACCGCCGAAACGTTGGGTGACTGTCGGTGCAATTCGTGGACCGTCTAAAGCCGGGCCGGATGCGTATTCAATCAGTTTCCGCATGGAACGGGTGCAAACGCTATGACGATCAGCAGCGAAGTCCAGAAACTTGAAACTGACAATATCGTCAGCCTTTACATGCTCGACACAACGCCAATCGGTGGAACTGAAATTTTCCGCTTCACTAAAAAAATGCGTGAAGACAGCGTTATTTCATTTGGTGGCAACGAATACAACGCAATTGACTTGAATGTCAGCGGCTTTATTTGGGACGGTCGTGGCAACATGCCAACGCCAACCATGCAAATCAGCAATGTTGCAAATCTGCTGACGGCTGTTGTCATCGAATTGAAAGACCTTATCGGCTCGACGCTGACCCGCATCAGGACGTTCGAAAAGCATCTTGATGATGGAAGCGATCCTGATGATAGCGCGACGTTTCCGCTCGACGTTTACACGGTCGAACAGAAGACGAAGCACAATAAAGTTTTCATCGAATGGCAATTGTCATCAATCCTTGACCAGTCGGCGCGAATGCTACCCGGTCGAATTATCTTGCGTGACGTGTGCACGCACACTTATCGCGTATGGAACGCAACAACCGGGGTGTTTGATTATTCCAATGCGTCATGCCCCTATTCGGGCGCAAACAGCTTTGATCAAACAGACGCGTACACTAGCGCCGACAAAGACAATTGTTCCCGTCGTTTGAGTGGTTGCCGTCTGCGCTTTGGTCAGTATGGTCAGTTGCCAACGCGCGCCTTTCCTGGTGTCGGCAAAACAAGGGTTTAACAAATGTTTGGCAAACAAGTTGACGCTGCAATTCTGGAATATTCGAAATCCGTTCTGCCGAATGAGGCTTGCGGATATATCAATGCGAAACGCGAATTCGTGCCGTTGAAAAATGTCGCGTCAAATCCGAAAGAGGAATTTAAACTTTCCTATAACCCAAAAGGTGCGCTTGCTATTGTGCATTCGCATCCTGACGGGCCGTTTTACCCGTCCGAACTCGATATGCGTCAACAGATCGCAACGGCGTTGCCGTGGGGGATTGCCGGAATTCACGAAAAGCACAACGAGGTTTTTTGGTTCGGTGACGACGCACCAATTCCACCACTTGTTGGACGTGGTTTCAGGCATGGCGTGACGGATTGTTATTCATTGGTGCGTGATTATTACCGCTCAATACACAGCATATTAATTCCAGAATTTCCGCGTTCATGGGAATGGTGGACGGGTGACGCAGAACTGTATGTGAAGAATTTTAAGCAGGCCGGTTTCGCTGAAATAGATCTGAATGACGCGTTACCTGGTGACGGTTTCATTGCGACTATCGGCCGTTCAAAGTCAGCTAACCACGCTGGCGTTTATCTTGGGAACGGGCTAGTGTTGCACCATGTCGCCCGGCGCGAAGGTTACGCACCTGACAAGTTGAGCGTGATTGAACCGGCCGTTAAATGGATGCAATACGTTACGAAGGTTTTACGATATGAAAACGGTGACATTGACCGGACATTTAGGCAAGACTTATGGCAACCTATTTCAATTCGATATTGAAACACCAGCGGAAGCCGTCCGCGCTTTATGTTATCAAATCCCCGGTTTCGAGAATGATTTAAAGCAGGGATCATACCGCGTCTTCCGCGTTTATGAAAACCGCGAATACGACATTGACGAAAAGCAGTTAGGTTTCAAATTTGGCCGCTGCATTGGAATGCGAATTGAACCTGTTATTCACGGCGCGAAAAACGGCGGTATCGGCAAAATCATTCTTGGCGTCGTATTGCTTGGCGCTGCGTTTGTCTTTTCAGGCGGCGCGCTCGCTGGTGCCGCGTTCACTGCTTTCGGTAGTTCCGTCAGCTACGGACAAATTGCACTTATTGGCGGCTTGATGGCTCTTTCTGGTGTTAGCGCGATGCTTGCGCCAAAGGTTGAAACAAACACTGACGATAAGGAAGATACCGGGTCATTCCTGATTGCCGCGCCGTCGAACAAGATCGAAGAAGGTCACCCGGTCCCAATTACTTACGGAACTGATTTTGTTGGTTCCGTCATGATTTCAGCCGGCGTCTCTGTTGAGGAATATTATGGCTAACATTCACGGTGCTAAAGGCGGCGGCAAGGGCGGCGACGGCGGCGGTTCCAGCGGCACGGAAGATCCAAACAGCCTTTCTTCGCGCTCGACAGTGCGCATTATCGATCTGTTGTCAGAAGGTGAAGTTGGCGGTTTGGTCAACGGTTGGCAGTCGATTTATTTGGATGATACGCCGGTTCAAAATTCTGACGGCTCATTCAATTTCACCGGCATTAGCTATGACTTCCGTTCCGGCACTCCCGATCAATCGTATATCCCCGGCTTTAATTCTGCGGAAAATGAAATTTCCGTTGGTGTTCAGGTTGAACAATCTTTGCCCGTCGTTCGCAACATTAACGATGACGAAGCAAATGCGATTATGGTCAAAATTCGCGTTCCTGCACTGACACTTGTAAACGATGAAAACGGCGACATTAAAGGAACTTCCGTAAGCCTGGCGTTTGACGTTAAGACTAGTTCCGGCTCTTTCGTTCAAGTCGCGGTTATGACCATCAGCGGCAAGACAACAAGCGCTTATGAACGCGCCGCCCGTCTCGATCTTCCGGCCGGTGGTCAGCCGTGGTCTTTCCGCGTCCGTCGTTTGACTGCCGATAGTGAAAGCTCGCTGTTGAGCAATCAGACTTACGTCAGTAGCTACACGGTTATTTATGAAGCTAAACTTAGCTACCCTGACACGGCGCTGATTGGTTACAAAATCGATGCAAAGAATTTCGGTGATCAGGTGCCTAACCGCGTCGTGCATTTGCGCGGCCGGCTCACAAAAGTTCCGACGAATTACAACCCGGTGACGCGTCAGTATTCCGGCATTTGGGACGGCACATTTAAAATTGCGCACCACAATAATCCGGCTTGGGTGCTTTATGACTTGATGGAAAACAACCGGTACGGATTGGGCGATATTTTCCAAGCCGGAACGATTGATAAATTCGGCCTTTACGTCATCGGGCAATATTGTGACGAATTGGTGCCGAACGGCATTGGCGGATTTGAACCGCGTTTCACGTTTGATGCAACAATTAATTCATTGCAGAACGCGGCTAAAGTTCTCGACGCTATCGCGTCTTGCTTCCGTGGCATGATTTATTGGGGATCGGCTGCGGTCATGTTTACGCAAGACGCGCCCGGTTCGGCCGTCAAGCTGGTCACGCCTGCGAATGTCATTGACGGCGAATTCAATTATTCCGGTTCAGCATTGAAGACCCGGCACACTTCCGTTCTAGTGACCTGGCGTGATCCTGCGGATCTTGGCAAATCGGCGGTAGAAGCCGTCCAGCGTGACGATCTTATTCAGAAGTATGGTTTTCGCCAAACGACCGTGACAGCCTATGGCGCGACCACTAGAGGGCAAGCGCGCCGCATGGGTGAATGGTTGCTTGACACGGAAGAAACCGAAACGGAAATCGTCAGCTATAGAGCCGCCTTAGATCATGCTGACGTGCGTCCGGGTCAATTGGTGGCAATATCTGACCCGTCATATGCGGGCGCTCGCTACGGTGGTCGTATTGCCGCAGCAACGACCACGCAAATAACGGTGGATAAAGGCATAGACCTTTCGCCGTCCGAAACCTATCAAATCGCCGTCGTTCTCGAAACTGGCGAAATTGAAACAAGAGCGTTGCTTAATTCACCTGGAACAAACGTCAGTGTTTTCGATTTGGAAAGCGCACTGACTTCCGCGCCTATGGTTGGTGCGCTTTGGACGATGACAGCGAGCAACCTTGCGCCGCGTCTGTTCCGCGTCATCAGCAATAGCGAAAAACGTGACAATCTTTATGAGATTACGGCGCTGTTTCATGACCCGACAAAATATGATCGCGTTGAACGTGATGTTCAAACTGATGCGCCTGATTATTTCATTGATCAGCGCGGACCACTTGCGCCGCCTAGCGGACTTACGTTGAAAGAGTTTTTCAAAATCATCGATAACGTTGCACAACCGGCACTTATTGCCAGTTGGCAAGTTGCCAATGATGCGCGTGTTTCCTTCTATGAAATTCAGATTTGGGACGCTGACGATTTAGGATGGCGAGCGGTTCAAAGTTCACGCATCAACAGTTTTGAATTTTATCCAACTTTGCGCGGCTCATTTAAATATCGAGTGCGTTCTAATTCTTTGTTTGCGCAACCGTCTCCGTGGATTGCTTTTGAAACATCAATTGCCGGTTCAGCGCAAGAAATCGCAGACGTTACCGGAATGCGAATTACAACAGTTGGTCCGAACACCATTCTAACTTGGGAACAATTTTCCCAAGAACAAATACTTTCTCATTTCGAACTACGTTACAATAATGTTTCTTCCGGTTCGACTTGGGAAAATTCCGGTGTTCTAGTTGAGAAAATCGCCAAAGGTTCGACTTCTGTCACGGTTCCAACAAAGCCCGGTTCTTATCTGATCAAAGCGGTTTCTTTGGGTAACGTTTATTCGAAGAACGCAAACATTGTTACTTCCAATATTTCTTCTATTCTTAACAGCAATGTTGTCGAAATTATCGATGAAACACCTGATTTCGGCGGCGTGAAAGATAATACTTATGTTTTCGATGACCAGTTACGTCTTGCTAATGTTTCTGGTTTCATGACTGATTGGGTAACATTAAGTTCCGTTAATCCAATCGGCGGCGATTACGTTACAGAAGGTTATTATTATTTTGAAGACCGTATCGACTTGGGAGCAATTGCGCAAGCCAGTGTTGATAGCAGTTATGATTTCTTGCCGGTTAGTATTTCTAACGTAATGGCACGTTGGATTACTCTTTCTTCTGTTGCGGCGTTGGGACAAATTACAGATGCGCTTACGGTGCGTGTTGAAATTCGTACATCTGATGATGACGCGGTTTGGTCCGCGTGGCAACCGTTGCGCCGTTCTGAATATCTTTTCCGTTACGCCGAATTCCGCGCGTATCTTTCCACCACTGACATTAAAACAACCCCGTCACTTTCTGTTCTCAACGTTATTGTTGACATGGAAGACCGCATTGAAGGAGACGATGACGTGACTTGCCCGGCGCTTGGTTTACGTATAGATTTCGCACCAGCGTTTATAGG